CGCCCCTTGAATCTATGAAGGTCAAGATCCTGAGTCAGACAAGCATCGCAGGCGTGCCAGCGCGCGTTGGTGATGTCTTTGAGGTGAGCGATGCTGATGCCCGGCTGCTGCTGGGCAACGGCAAAGCTGAGCAGGTGGCTGATGCCCCTGTGGTGACTGAAGAGCCTGCGCCTGCGCTGGCAAAACGCAAACCCCGCACAAAGGTGAACACTGATGGCGATTTTTCAGCAGACGCTTGAAAAGCTGGAGCACTTCACGCTGCTGGCTACCACCACCATCACCGGCACTGGCAATCAGACCGGCGTAGACCTTCTGGAATACGACGGCGACATCCAAGTGATCCTGTCCGGCACTGCTGCTGGCGCTGGCGCTGATCTGACCTTCCGTTTGGAAGAGTCCGATGACAACAGCACCTACACGGCTGTGACCGGCGGCGGCTTCACTGCTATCGGCAACACTGCCGCCAAGCAGGTGAAGACCCTTAATCGCGATGAGCTGAAGCGCTACGTGCGCCTGAGCTGCACCGCTGAGACCGGCACCGCATCCAGCGCTGTCACCTGCTTCGGCTACGGCCTGAAGAAGTACGGCTGATGGCGATCACCGAGGATCTAAACCTGTTCCTCGACGACTTCGGCGTCAGCTGTACGGCTGGCGCCGTTTCGGCATTGGGCATTCTGGACATGCCCACGCAGGTGGTTGCAGGCGAGATGGTGCTGAGCACCGACTACACGCTGACGGCCCGTGCGGCTGATTTTGGCGGGCTTAAGTACGGCGACAGCATCACGGTGGCCACGGTGGCGTACACAGTGCGCGAGACGCGGCTCATCGATGACGGTGCGTTCGTTGAAATCGGACTGCAGAAAACATGACCACACGCCGCGAGACGATCCTGGCTGCAGTGCGCACAGCACTGACCAACACCACCGGCGTCAGCACCCGGATCTATCGCAGCAGGGTGGAGCCAATGGCACGGGCTGAAAGCCCGGCGATTGTGATCGAGCCGGTGAACGACACGGCCGAGCAGAACACCAGCCTGCCGATGCTGGACTGGAGCCTGACGGTACGGGTGAGCGTGATCGTGCGCGGCACCATTCCCGATCAGTTAGCCGATCCCATCGTTGAAAGCCTGCACAGCAAGCTGATGGCTGACCTAACGCTCGGCGGCGTTGCGATGGATATCAGGCCGCAAAGTGTGAACTTTGAACTGGTTGAAGCGGACCAGCCAGCTGGTGTGATCAGCTGCGACTACCTTATCCGCTATCGAACCGCTAACGCTAACCTCGCAACAGCGTGATGGCTACGATGGTGGATGAACACTGGGGGCAAGGCGGCACTTACCTGCTGAACCCCAAAACCGGCAAGCGAAAGCTCATCGAGCGGACAGAGCCGGCCCAACCCTCCCAACCTGACGAGGTAGAGAGCAATGCCGCTCCTGAGTCGCAAACGCCTGATCCTGGCGAAAACTGAAAGCACCTACGGGACCGACCCGACGCCAACCGGATCGTCTGATGCGATCTTGGTGCGCAACTTGGAAGTCACCCCGCTGCAGGCTGATGTTGTCAGCCGCGACCTGATCCGGCCGTATCTGGGTAACAGCGATCAACTGCTGGCGCAAACCCGCGTTGAGCTGAGCTTCGAGGTGGAGCTGGCCGGCTCCGGCACCGCTGGCACCGCCCCGGCCTATGGGCCTGTGCTGAAAGCCTGCGGCCTGTCTGAGACCGTTGTGGCCACCACCAGCGTGACCTATGCGCCCGTGAGCGCCAGCTTCAGCAGCTGCACGATCTACTTCCACAACGACGGCATCCGCCACAAGCTGACCGGCTGCCGCGGCAGCTTCAGCATCAACGCTGAGGTGGGTCAGATCCCGGTGATCAGCTTCACCATGACGGGCATCTACAACGCCCCGACCGACACGGCGCTGCCTACCCCCACCTACGCCAACCAAGCTGCACCGCTGATCTTCAAGAACGGCAACACCAGCAACTTCTCGATCTTCAGCTACAGCGGCTGCCTTCAGAGCCTGAGCTTTGACGTGGCCAATGAGGTGATCTACCGCGAGCTGGTGGGCTGCACCAAAGAGGTGCTGATCACCAACCGCGGCCCCAACGGCACGGCTGTCATTGAGGCGCCGACCATCGCGGCAAAGGACTTCTTCACGATCGCCAACGGTTCGAGCACTGGCAGCATCAGCTTCCAGCACGGAGCTACCGCTGGCAACATCGTGACGTTCACCACCGCTCAGTCCGACATCGGCAGCCCGACCTACTCTGACCAGGACGGGATCCAGATGCTGAACCTGCCCTATCTGGCGATTCCGTCCAGCGCGGGCAATGATGAACTGAGCCTCGCCTTCACCTGATAGGAGCCCTGCATGGCGTTTGTTCTCAAACAGTCCGACACCTACACTTGGCCGGTCGCCTTCGATGTTCCTGTCGATGGCGGCCGCCACGAACGGCAAACATTCGACGGTGAGTTCAAGCGCCTGCCGCAGAGCAAGGTTGGCCCGATGGTGGCTGAGCTGCAGCGCCTTGAGGATCTAGGCGATCTTGAGCGCATCACCGAGATCGCTGGTGAAGTTCTGGTCGGATGGTCCGGCGTGACCGGTGACGATGGCAAGGAAGTGCCCTACAGCCAGAAGGCATTAGAGCAGCTGCTCGAGGTGCCCTTCCTCGCGGTGGCGGTGCTGAAGGCTTACATGGACAGCATCAAGGGAGCCAAGAGAAAAAACTGATCGAGGCCGCTGAGTATTGGGCCGGCGGTGGCGTTGTTGACGACACGCAGTCCGATGCGGCGGCCTTCGGGCTAGCGCTACCAGAGCAGCCGGCCGAGCATTTCGAGGTGTGGGAAGAGAACTGGCCTGTGCTCGACATGTTCCTGCGTTGCCAGACGCAATGGCGCACGACGATGAACGGCCTGCTGGGTCTCGATTATCAGGCCGTGGCATGGCTCCTTAGACTGTACGAAGTAGAAGACCCCCGATCGCTGCTGGAGGATCTGCAAGTCATGGAGGCAGCGGTGCTGGTGTTCTTCCAGAAGCGGAGCAGCTGAGATGAATCTCGACGCACTGCTGCGGATTAAGGCTGACGTTCAGGGCGAGAACAACATCCGCCGGCTCGGCAACTCCATGCAGGGCCTGCAGGGGCAGGCCAAGAACGCTGCCATGGGGTTCAACAACCTGAAGGGCGCTGTAGCGGGCTTCGGTGCAGCGATTGCCGGCAGCGCGATTGTGGCCGGCCTCACCTCTGTGGTGAAGAAGTCGATCGACGCTGGCGATGAGCTGTTCAACCTGCAGGCAAAGACCGGCGTTGCGGCAAGTGCTCTGATCGGGATTGGCAATGCTGCCAAGCTGGCCGATGTGGACATGGCCACCCTCGGCAAAGGTCTGACCAAGCTGAACCTCAACTTGGTCAAGGCAGCTGAGGGTAACGAAGATCTGGCGCGCAAGTTTGCTGCGCTTGGCGTGGAAGTTAAAGGTGCCGATGGGCAGGTGGTCTCATCCGACAAGGCGCTGATGCAGATTGCCGATCGCTTTGCTGACATGCCGGATGGCGCGCAGAAGGCAGCAGCTGCCGTAGCGCTATTTGGCAAGGCTGGCGCCGACCTGATCCCGCTGCTCAACGAAGGCGCAGCCAGCATGGAGCAGTTCACCTACAAGGTGAGCGATGACTTTGCGGCGCGCTCTGATCTCTTCAACGACACGATCACCGAGCTTGGCATCAAAACACAGGGCTTTGGTCTTGAGCTGACCGATGCGCTGTTGCCGGCGTTGCAGTCAATCCTTGAGGTGTTTGGCGAGCTGTTCGACACGGAGCAGGATTGGACGGCGCTTTTTGACGTGATCAAGGTCGGCGTCCGCAGTTTGGCAACTGTGCTGCTGGCGATGGTCAAACTGGTCGATGAGGCGGTGCGGCTGATTGGCAGTTTCGCCAAACGCGCGCAGCTGGTGTTTTCTGGCGACTTTGCTGGAGCTAGGGCAGAAGCCGATCGCTTTGGCGAAAGCTTCACGCAGCGCTTTCAAGCGAGCGTTGATCAGTTTCAACGGCTTTGGACTGATGCCGCTTCCCCTGGCACAGGGATGCGCAGCGGCGGCCGAAACATGGCTCTGGACACTACAGAAGCCGACAAGCGCGCAGAAGCTGAAGCTGCCAAACGTGCAGCAGCCGCCAAGCGTGCCGCCAGCGAGCAAGAGCGGCTCGAGCAGCGGCGGTATGACATTGGCACGCAGCTGCTTGATCTGCAAGAAGACCTGCGCCGCAAGGTGGAGGATGTGAACGCTGCCTATGCGGGTGTGGGCGCC